AACCGTCAGCAATCTTTGTTGCATCTAACCCTGAAATATTTAAAGTGATAGCTGGTGTAGTTGTCGGATTAGCTACAGTTCCTGATAATCCATTTGCGGTTGCAACACTAACTGTAGTAACAGTTCCAGAACCTGCTGAAACTACTGATAAAGGAGAACTGACATTGCCATCACCAGTTAAAGTCGTATCGTGAATTACTTTAGAAAGCCCAGAGCCGTGCCACCTAAGGTCATTGGTATCAATTCTTTCCTTATTACTATCTACGTACTTAGTAGTTTTCTTTTTAAAATCATCAAATTCTTGTCTTGGTACAGCTCCACGGATTACAGTGTGGTCAATAGCAAATGAAAGTGAGTTGAGCTTATCAGCTATCTCTTGTGGAGAATCTTTAGGGTTTTTTAAATTTACTATAACAGGTTCTGCCATTAAAAAGTTTTAAGCGCGTTCTTTGCTATATTATACTACGAAATCCTAAAGTAATTAAGCCCCTCGTAATTTTCTTTTAAGAGTTTATCAAATTCTTCAGGAGTTGTGGGTTCAAATGCAGATAAACCTTTGACTAAAGAAATCATTTGCATCGCATATGGTGTCTGATGCGTATACCCTAGGTTAGGCGCAGTATCTATTAGATTCACTCCCACAAATGTCCCTTTAAGTTCTTGATAGCCGAAGTCATCTTTAATCTGTTCAAAAGCTCTTTCTACTAAGAAAGGTTCTATTGTGTGAACAATGGGGATAAATCCTGCCATCGCTAACCCAGCAGCCATTCCTACCATTGATTGTTCTAGGATGCCTACATTTAAACAACGCGTAGGATATTTAGCCATTACTTCTGTGAACTTCGCTACACCAATATCACCTAGAAGAACGACAACACGTTCGTCCTTGTCCATTAGCTCTAGTACAGTTTTAGGAAATTGTGTTCTCATATTCTTCTTTAGTTATTTTTCTATTATGCCAAGCTGGGTCATTGCGCATCATTTCTACTCCATAACCTTTTGTAGTATCTGCTACTATACACATAGGTTTCTCTGATGAGCTGAGTAATGATTCTCTAATCTCTATTTCTCTGTGCCCGTAAATATCCCAAACGCTGAATCCAAAGGCGTAAAACTTGTCGCTTAGTTCTCCTACATTTAAAGCTCTAGTAGATGAGTGGTTGTTGTCTACGATTACAGTCAAGTTATCTAGTTTATGGTGTGCGGCAAGCATAGCTGATTCCCAAGTAGTGCCTTCGTTAGCTTCACCGTCTCCAATTAGAACATAAACACGTCCTTTCTCGCCTTTTGTCTTCTTAGCCAGCGCAAGTCCTACAGCCATAGGGAATCCGTGTCCTAAAGAGCCTGTAGAGGCTAGAATTGCCCCACCACGCTTAGGATGTCCCATAAGCTTATTATTCCACTCTAATAGTCCTTTACTCTCAAGGACAGCGTATAAAGCCATACAGCCGTGTCCTTTAGAAAGGAGGAACAAGTCATCATCTGTCTTTATGTCGTAGACTCCTTTAACTAGATGGAGAATTGATAGAGCTGATGGAATGTGTCCCATACCATCCCTTAGCGCAACTTCAAGTATTCTGTTTCTTAGTTGTTTTACAGTGGTTTCCATACAATGATGCTATACCCATCTATTAAGAATGACCCTATGCCACTTCGTCTAGCTTCTAGTATCTTAATCTTACCTTTCTTCTCAAGTTCTTCCAAATAAGTTAAATAGCCTCGTAGATACTTTCGTTTATGCATATACTGGATAGATAGATAGTCTAGGAGTTTAGTTGAGTCTAGGAGTTCAGGGATGGGTTCGATGTGAATTACTATTGATGGCTTGTTCTTTAGAAGATATGAAACGAATGGTTTAAAGTCTGTCCCTACCTGTTCTAGTGCCGCAACCGTATACACAGCAGAGTTTGCTATTAGTTTAAGGTCTGAAGGATTAAAGAAGTCAAAGTTGGCTGAATAAAAACCTTGTGCATCTACCATTTTGTTAGACGATTTTGCCCAATCACAACCTATTAAAGTAGCGTCTGGATTTACTTTTTTAATTCTCCATAGGTTGTGGCCTGTACCACATCCAAACTCGTATATATATTTATGTTTCTTGAGGTATTTATTAGCCAAGGAATCTACTATGGTGTAGAGCATCTCTCGTTCATAGTTCTTACCCTTTCCTATGACAAATTTACCATTTAAACGGTTGACTTTATACTTTCCAAAGTATTTTGGAACACCATTACCACTTTCTAGGTTCTCAGCCCAACCTTTCTCCCATTGTTGTTTACGGTGCTCTCCTGAAAATGGCAAAGATTTATCAAGCAGTACCTCTAGTATCTGAATAACAGCCCTTTCTTCTTCTTTTTTATTTAATAAACGGTATTTCATCTTTTGCTTCATAAGGTTCGCTTGCTAGTTCTAATAATATTGTCCCTGCCCAAACATCAAATGTATGTGCCACGTTTCGAGGGACAAACTCACAATCACCTTCAAACATCCAGCCTACTTCTCGTCTCGAATTAGGATTGATGGGTTCAAATTGATACTTAGCCTTTCCTTTGAGGAGATAGAATACACTATCGCTTTTCTCGTGGTAGTGATTGCCTATCTGGCATCGTTGCTTTACTTCAATTACCTTGGCACGCTTAAATGGAATGTCTTTGACATATTCAGTCAGTATCCTTCTTTCGTCTTCGTGTCTATATGTTTGCATTTAATTCATCTTCACACATCAAAGCTACTAATTCCTTAAACTTAACCTTCGGCTCCCAACCTATTAGCTCTTTGGCTTTTGAAGCATCTCCAATCAATAGGTCTACTTCAGCTGGGCGCAAAAGGTTTGGGTCAAAGTCTACGTACTGGTGGAAGTCCCCCAAGCCAAGATAGTTAAAGGTTTCTTGAACGAACTCTTCGACAGAATGGGTTTCGCCCGTTGCAATGACGAAATCTGTTGGTTCTTGCGTGGTAACAAATTGATACACAGCTTCCATGTAATCTCTTGAATATCCCCAGTCCCGTTTAGACTCAAGGTTACCGAGTGTAAGTCTTTTTCTTTTACCTTGTTTAATTTCAACTGCCGCTTTAACCACTTTCTTAGTAACAAATAGTTCTCCTCGTCTTGGTGATTCATGGTTGAATAAAATACCATTATAAATCTTCATGTTATAGGATTCTCGATAAACCCTACCTAAAAAGAAAGCGTAGACTTTTGCACAACCATAAGGGGAGCGGGGATAGAATGGTGTCTTTTCATTCTGTGGAATAGTCTGCACCTTTCCAAACATCTCACTTGAACCAGCTTGGTATATCTTAGCATCTGGACAATGCTTACGTGCAGCTTCTAGAAGTCTAGTGAAGCCTAAGCCTGTAGCATCCCCTGTGTAAAGAGGAATGTCATAAGCAGCTCTTACATCTGATTGTGCCGCGAGATTGAATATGATGTCAGGTTTTACTTTCGAGATGATGTTTTCAATGGATGAAGCATCAGTCATATCTCCTAGATGGGTAGTAACTCTCTTTAGAATCTCTGTTTTATATTCAGGGTTTGGATTAGAGGCACGTCTAATCATGCCATGAACTTCGTGTCCTTTCTCAAGGCACAATTCCGCCATATAACTTCCGTCTTGTCCAGAAATTCCTAAAATTAAAACCTTACTTTGTGCCATAGAGTTCCTTTTGATATTCGATCGCCTTTAATAATCCTTCGCTAAGAGATACAAAGTCCCTTGGGAACTCCGTTAGCGTTTTGGTCATATCTAGTTTAACATTATCAGGGCTACCATTCAATGCCTTTTCCCCAGTTGTTATCTTAGCCTTAGTAATGAAAGCTATTTGATAAGCCAAATCTAGTATTGAAGTCACACTAAATCCTCCTACGTTATAAACTACATCTTTTCCTTTGAAGAGGATGTCTAGCATCATTTCTGCTGCATCATCTACATAGCAGTAAGTTCTCATTGCAGAGCCATCATCCATTAGTTTGATGTGCTTTGTACACAAAGCTTGAGCAATAAATTGATTAAGCACTCGTGTGTCAGTCTTTTTTGTACCAGGTCCATAGGCTAGAGCTAGACGAGCTATCTTTACATCATATCCTTGTTCTTTGTAAGCCATACAGATAGCCTCACCACATCTCTTTCCTTCTATGTAACAAGCTCTAGGGTGTTGAGGTGTTGTAGTACCAATCATTTCTTCTGTGTGCGGGCTTGGTGCTCCAGAGTAGACTTCAGAAGTAGATACAAAGAGAAACTTGCCTCCTTCTTTTAAGTATTGAAACAGCTTCTCAGTAGTCTTGGTGTTTATGTCTATAGTCTTTATCTTATCTACTGAAAACTTAATAGGTTGTCCGTAGCCTGCTGCGTGGATTATGTAATCAAATGGCTTCATTTCATCACTAGACTTTAAGGAAGATACAATCTCATCAAACTTTACCTTAGTTACTTTGATATGGGGATAATCACGCTCAAGTATCTTACAAATAGTAGAACCAACTAGTCCGTATGCACCTGTAATAAGTAGTTTCATTTTAGTACTTCTTCCCAAAAGGTTTTAGCTGAGTAAAGTTCTTGGGTTTTCTCTTGACCATTTTCTCTTGTAGATATTCCCAGACCCATATCGTATGTTTGAAATCTAATTATCTGTTCAAGTAATTCTTCCTTTGACCTCCATGACCAATAATCAGCTCCTTCATCCCATAACTTCTTCATCTCTTCGCTGTCTTGACTGAGAACAAGAGAACCACAGAGCATAGCTTCAAATGGTCTAGCGTTTACTACATCCATTCCTCTTGCTCTTGAGAATGAAATAGCTATCTTTGCTCGCTTGTATCTATCAGCATATTCTTCAGTAGTGAAATGGTCTGCACCTTCAGAGCCTCCAGCAACAAGTTTGATTCCGTTATCAATCAAGTATTGTAATACTTCCGTTCGTTCTTCACGTCCATAGCCAAATGAGCCGTTGAATAGGACATCTATGTCTCTTTCTTTGTTAGGATTGTTAAATACTCTAGGGTCTTTAGGAACGTGCATATACTTTGCTCCTACACTCTCACACGCTACTTTGCTGGCTGTGCCATAGGTTGCGATGCAATATGGTTTGAGTAAGTTATGTAGTTCTCTTTGCTCTTCTGCCTCAAGGTCGCCCCAGATAGTGATTAGATTGGGTAATTGCTTGATAGTTTCTAGGTTTGGTACTGTTGGGTCTGCGCTAGGCTGTTTGTACATTATCAGCACTGTGTAGTCAGGTTTAATCTCTACAATCCTTTCAAGTAAAGCTTCATCTCCTTTCTTTCCTGTAGCGTAGTAATACTTATCAAAGTGGAATCTTCCAACATTAGCTAACTCAGTTGATTCAAGTGATGCCCATAGATTGCCTTCCCATTCACTCTTACCCATTGCAGGAACACCCGCACAATAGAAATCACCTATGAATAACACAATAGGTTTACGTTTGAACGAATCAAAGCGCCCATCTTCAAAGTAGTTAAATAGTACATAAGCATCAGGAACATAGATTGGTGGATACTTCTCTATTACTTCCATTATGAATATGTAATCGCCTGGCAAGATTTCCGTACTATCACCTATGCCATACTGAAACTCTTTAAGTACCTTACCTTTACAGATTAGCTGTTCACCTCCTACACACGCAGGTTTCATATTCTCAGATGATGCCGTTAGTACATCTATTCCATCTTCATAGTGACCAGTTTTAGTAGTCCAATCATCCCAAACTAAATGCTTTTCATCTCTATCTCCACGCTTCATTGATACGCACACCACATCTTCATTAGGTATCTTGTCAAAGAATCTTTCCTCCACTGAATCATCATCACATAGAACCATATACTGCGTTTCATCATCAGCAGTTGCAAAGAAAGTATTAAGAAGATAATTACTTCGGCTCTCTATCCCGTCAGGGATTGTTAAAGCTATCGGAGTAGACCATTCAGGAAAGATGCCGTGCAGTTCAGGATTATCGTAAAGAATTACCCAGTTGCATTTACCTTCCAAGACCTTAATTAAAAAGTCTAAATTCTCTTTCCGTTGAAATGGTGTGATAACAGTTATCATTAGCGTTGGTTGCTTATATTATACTACGTTTGACTGGATTAAAATAGCCCTTTCTTGCACTGTTGTGATTGGGGATAAACTGTTTGGCTTTCATATCGTTCCCTATCATAGAGTTGAAAGCATATCGTATTCCATCCATAGCGTGATTGTTAATATCCATTGGTTCGTTGATGATTCGTCCATCTTTGTCAGTTATCCACACATAGTTTCTATACTCTTTGATGATGTTGGTTGAGCGTTTAGTCACACTTATTTTCTTACCTTGAACAAGTTGTATGCCTTTAGTGATTGAACCTGCACCTTTGATAGCTGGAAGAATGGTGACCCCGTAAAGCCTAATCTCATCTATACTTTTTGGCTCTGCACTATCAGCAATAGTTAAAGCTTTCTGTTCTTGAGCGTTTAATATATCGGCTATTTGTTTATTAAGTAATCCTTTTTGGTAGATTATTTCGTCCACAATATATCCTCCATCATAATAGTAAAGCGCACCGATTGATGTTGGGTCATTTGAATATCCAAAGTCAATCCAGTATCTCTCTAGCTTAGCTCCATAAGGTATTTCGTCTAAGTCTAGTCTCCAACCTCGGTATATTCTAGTTTCAATCTCACCTAATTGCCCAAGTCCATACACTTGCCACCAAGCCTTGTTATTCCTATGTGATTCTATTTCTGCTACAGTCACGGCGTCTAAAGCTTCGTTGTCTTTGTAAGTGAGTGTAATAAAATCAACATCATTACGATTAGGCTGCATTTCTGTGTAGAACCAAAACTCTTCTGATGGATTCCAGTCAAGCCACACAATCTCACGTGTTCTAGTTATAAGCTGGTCTACTATTTTGTAATCTAGGTTATTAGCTTCGTTAACAAACAAAACATCACGTCTTGGTCCGTGAGCTTTACCATAAGTATCCACAGACATAAAGCGAAGTTTATTACCAGTCTCAAATGTATATTCGTGGTGAGTATCGTGCCATAAATCATCTTTCCAATATCCCCTATCCTTCATAATAGTTTGGAAGTCTAACATTGCCCCAGTTTCAAGGTGAGGAAATGACTCTGAAACAACGTGACATATCTTAGGTTTGTTTTGTCTTACTTGGCAATAGTTTATAAGCCAGACGAGTATTGAAATAGTCTTAGATGCTGATGTTCCACCAGCTACAGCGCGAATACGCTTAGACATTTTAAATATCTTGCGTGTTGCAGTTGTATCTTTGAAGCTAAGGGTTAATGGTTGTTGTTCCTCCATAAATAGGTGCAGGGAGGTCTTTGCCATTCGTTGTATGGTCAATCTTATCTCCATATTTCTTTGGTTTCATTTTAGACATTGACCACTTTAAGTTATCAGCTTTAAGTTTAACTGCACTTACTACAGCGTTAGATGCTTTGAAATCTACAGTTTGTGAAAGTTTTATCGCTTCATCACCTAATTCAAGTAAAAGTTCATTGTGAGCATCAGCTCTTTCTTCGGTTGCACGTGCGTACTGGTCAAGAAACTCTTTGTGTTGTCTAATCCAAGAGAAAACAGTTTGTCTACTTGGCATATCTTCCATCTCACATACAGTTCTAAGTGAATTGCCTTCAGCTAATTCTGAACATATCTTATCTGCTATCTCTTGAGTGTAATCACTTGGTCTTGCCATATAAAGATATTATACAATGTATATAGATT